ACGACGTGTTCCTTGCACTCGGGGGTCTCACAACCAAACTCTTGCAAGGCACCCTTGAGTGCCGCCCGAACATCACTCGCTGAACCATGCCCAACGACCCATACCAGATTGGCGATACAGATTCGGGGATCACGCTTGTGCTCTCCGACCGTGGTGTCAGCACACCAAGCACCCATGCTTCGAGCCATCTCACGGACGGCAGCGATGCCATCCAGCTTGCTACGGCCAGCCAAGTAGGCCTGATGTCTGCGGCGTTTGCTACCAAACTGGATGGCATCGAAGCACTGGCGAACGTCACCGACGCAGATAACATCGCTTCCTCAATCGGAGCAACCACCGCTACGGCAGCTGCCGACGGAGATTTGCTCCCTTTCTTGGATGTCTCGACAAGCAGCGCGCTCAAAAAGACGACGTTGGCGAATCTCCGCAGTGATTACCTGAACACCTACTATGTCACCCCAACGGGGACGCAGACGCTCTCAGGCAAGACTCTCACGGCCCCCGTCATCAACGGTGGTTCCCTCTCGGGGACGGCCATCTCAATGGCTGACGCTGCGCTCACTGGGATTCTCCCTGTCGCCAAGGGCGGCACGGGGGTCACCGCCAAGACTGGAATTGGGAACGTCGTGCTTTCAGATAGCCCAGCGCTCGTAACACCGGCGCTCGGCACGCCAACACAAGGCAGCCTCATCAGTTGCTTGGATCTACCCATTGTTGGGGGAACCACTGGCACACTCTCTGTCGCCCGTGGCGGCACGGGGGCTACCACGCTGACTGGAGTCCTCAAGGGAAATGGGATCTCGGCGTTCACTGCTGGAACGGTTTCACTCACTACTGAGGTCGTGGGCACCTTGCCTGTCACCAATGGCGGCACTGGTGTGGCCACACTAGCCACCGGAATCGTCAGAGCCAACGGCACTTCAGCATTCACGACGAGCGCCATCGCACTGGCGACCGCAGATGTCACTGGCGTTCTCCCCATCGCCAACGGGGGCACCGGCTTCAGCACGAACCCCTACGGGCAGTTGAGCAGCCAAGACGCGTCTAGTGCGGTTGACTTTGATGCAGGCTACGTCAAGCTCGGCTTGGATACGACTTTTGATTCGGCCAACTCGGTGGGTTTTGATGACGGAGGTGGTGAGAACAAGCTCCGCTACACCGGATCCGTAACTCGCCGGTTCTTGGTCTTCGCTAGTGTTGATATTCAGAGTGCTACCGCGGGGGCCATCTTCGCGATCAAGCTCTATCGCAACGGGGTGCAGCTGGACCCGACGCAGTGCCAAGCGAGTGCCGCAGGAAAAAACCCGTATATGGCAAAACTGGTCACCAACTGGATTGTAGAGCTCAGCACGAACCAGTATTTGGAGCTATGGGCGGACTCCCCAGATGATGATACCGGAACCCCCCAACGCATGCGTTTGGTCGCAACCCCCATCTGAACCATGAGCGCCGCAAAACGAGACCTGAACATTGAACGTGGCAGCAGCAAGTCGTTCACCCTGCGCATCGTTGACGTCTTCGGGGACACCGTCACTGTCAGCGGGGGATCAACGGCGCACAAAGCCGAAATCCGCGAAGCACACCGCAAGCCGCTCGTTGCGGCCTTCACCGTTGAGCCCGTAGATGGCAGCGCGGGCACCGTGCGCTTCACCCTGAGCAGCGCAGACTCGCTGACCCTCGACGTCGCCCGCAAATACCAGTGGGACTACTTCTTCACCGACACCTTGGGCGCGCGCAAGCGTTTGCTCTACGGGGACGTCAAGGTGGAACCCAACATCTCACACATCTGATTTGAGTGTCTGAACAGCTTACATTGACCGAGGAAACCTACTCGCTAACTGTCGTCGAGGACAACGACCTGCAGCTCACGCTGTCGGGCGAACGCGGTCCTGCGGGCGCAGCCGGTGCTGCCGGTGCTGCCGGACCCAACACGATCACCACTTCGACGACAGCCCCGTCCCTCACGGGCTACATCTTCGGTAACGGCACCACCATCGCCGGTGCCACCGCCGCAGCCAGCGCCGCGACGGCCGACACGCTGGTTCTGCGCACGGGCACAGGGGCTGCATCTTTTGTCGGCATCACCAACACCGGCGCACTGAACCTTGCGACCGGCACCACGTTCACCTACGGCACGGGCATCGCAGCATCACACCGCACGGCGTTGGGTCTCGGCTCGCTTGCAACCCAGAGCGGAACAATCGCAGACTACCTCACCATCGCCAGCGCGTCGGCGACATACCTGCCGCTCTACAGCACGATCATAGTCTCGGCAGATGAGACATTAACGCTGCTGGAGTCGGGAATGGTGAACGGGAAAAGGAGTTGGTCAGACGGGACTACGACGCTGTCTTACAACGACGCTGAAGGACGATGGGAATTAGCCACTTTTGGGGGCGCTTACTACGCCGAGATCGTGAGTTCGAGCCAGCAGCCGTGGCTTCTAAGTGGATGGACAGTCCTCTCCGGCACCCTTGAGCCAACATTCACAACAATCACTCCGTCCGCGTTGATGCCCGTCGATGTAGGGGCTAACACCATCGCCCTAGCTGCCGATCAACAAGGCCGCGTGTCACCGCCCGACATGACCGGTCTTGGAAGCGGTGTTGCCGGTGCGCTGAGTTTCGCCGTCAACGCCAACGGCGGCTTCCTGACCGCAGGAACCGGCGGCACCCTTCCGCTCGCTCGCGGCGGCACGGGCGCAGCCACCGCACCGGACGCCCGCATCGCCCTCGGCGCAGGCACAACCGGCGCGGCGCTGTTTGGGGCGGCGACGGTTGCAGCGGCGCGGACTACGCTGGGATTCGACGCGGCAGTTCCGAAGATCCCGATTGTATTCTCAAACAGTTCAGATTTCCCCACGGCGTCTACGAGCTTTGTAAACGTTACCGGCTTATCATTCCCGGTTGCGGCAAATAAAAATTATCAAGTCGCATTCCATTTAAACACTAACAAAAACGACGCTAATGGGATACAGTATCGGATCACTGGTCCGGCATCACCAACAAGGGTTTTTGGCCGAGCGATTCTTTTCACCTCAAGCACGTCCACATCTACCACTGACATTTTAACAGCGTTCAGCTCGGCATCTACAACATTTAACACGTTTAGCGGAGACTCTTTGGCGTTTTCCTCTCCTTCAATCATTGTATCCAACGGTTCAAATGCTGGAACTATTCAAATCCAAATTAGAGCAGTAACTAGCGGGACCGCAAAAATATACGCCGGTTCTTGGCTGCAAATCACCGAACTCTAATCCCATGAGCCTCCTCACCCCTACCGAATCCGTCACCGCCCGCATCGCCGCCGATGCTGGCGCTCTCGCCGCACATCTCCGCAACGCCATTGTGCTGGCCAACCGGATCACCGGGCACGCGCTCGACCTGCCGACGCCGGAACTCAACGAGTGGCTCAACGCCCGCCCGCTTGACCAGCGGTTTGCCGAGTTTTCAAGCCACGGAGAAACCGGCGACGCGCTCAACGAAGCAGCCGCCAGCAGCGAGATCGCAACCGGCGTGCCTGATGGAAGCCTTGGACGCGTCGATACCCGGAGCGTCCTCGACAAGCTCCTTGATCAAGGCCGCACCTTGGAAGTCATCGACGGCGCTTTCGTCGTGACCGACATCCCGCAGCCAGAGCCTGAGCCTGAGCCTGAGCCCGAGCCTGAGCCGGAAGGCACAATCGGGTTGACCGAGCCCGCAGCTCCTGATACGGTCCCTGCAGATGGAAATACCCCTTGAGATTGACCTAGCGATGGCCCGAGCCGAGGACGCCCTGAACGAAGCGGGCGTCCCGTTCTTGCTTTTTGTGGGCCACGGGAACTACACGGTCTCGTCCTCAGACGAGATGCTCCCTGAAAATCGAGCCATGCTTCGCCGCTGGATCGAAGACGGACACTGGAACCAGTTGCTGCGGGACCTCCTTGACCAACATTCCGAAGACCCCAAGCCTGAAGCATGTCCCTGAGAGCATCCAACCTAGCCCCGCAGAGGCAGCGTGTCCTGACGTTCGTTTCACCGAGCGTTGCAGACATCATCTTCATGGAGTCGGTGGACGCCCAGCGCGTTGGGTCTGCACCGCCTGCCTACGGCACCCCACACCCTGACGCGAAGCGCTGGCCGGATCACGTGCTGGTCTTTGTCAAGACCGCCGACGAACAGGGCCTACACTACCAGTATTTCTACGCGGCCAAACGCGAAGAGCAGGACAAATACAATTACGAGATCGGCTCCGACGACAGGCTCGTGCGCACCTACGTGCTGAAGCGTTCTGAATACCCCGACCCCACTTCACTACCCACGCCGGTTGTGGGTTCTGCCGACGCGCTGTTCGGCAAATACGTGTTCGCCTTCGAGTTCTTGGACCGCTCCGAGCAGGAACTCGATTCCATTTTCGTGGTGCTCAAGCGCGTCTACTCGATGCCCGAGACCATCACCTACGAGTTCGACCGTAGCGTGGATCGCATGGTCAAGATCACCCGCACGATCATCCCTGCGGGCAGCGAAACAGGTTCTGCCACCGCAGGGCGCACGGTTGAGATTGCCCCACAGAATACCTTCTTCGATTTGCGTGTCACCAGCGAGGTGGTTTTTGAGCCAACGGACCTTGATGCCAACGGGGAACCAAACTACCCACTGTCGCTGCCTACCGTTGCTTCCTTCGTCAACTACGACTTTCCGCCGAGACTCAACTACGTTGAGATCCACGGGGCATGGGCCTTTGCGGATTCAAGCACCCATCAGGCTTCGTATTCCGAAGACTTCTTCTTCGAGTTGGATTTCACGGAGCCGTCCCCCGGACCCTACGCAGCTAGGGTGCTCCGCTTTATCACGGATGCCCCAGAGGAGATGCTTGCGTTGGCGCAATACAAACTGGACAAGGTGATCGCAGAGCGGGAAACCTTCGGCATGTTGCGGAACTGGTGGCGGGCAAGCACCAAAGGCAACAGCACCTTCGCCCTCGCAAGGCAGCAGGATGTCGGGCGCGCTTGCATCCACGCGCAGATCGAACTCCCGAAGCAGATCAACTATGTCGCGGGCTCGGGTGCCGGTGGGGAAGCCACTGACGCCAGCGGTGGCCCCGGAAGGTCCTACCTACCAGAGACCCCGCAGTATCAGGCCTTCATCAACAAGAGCACGCTCAATGTGGCCATCGACGTGAAGCAGACGGCACACAACCTCTTCGAGGTGCAGGTGGTTCAAGTCTACCTGAACGGCACCGTGCAGCAGGACATCTACGGCGGGCCACCACCCAACAAGGAGTCCTCGACTCCCCTTCTTCTCTAATCCCGCCACCCTATGGCTGAAGACACAAATTCTGGAGTAGGCCCCACGCAGGACGGCTTCGCTTCCCTCGACCTGCTGCGCGTTTTGCGCACACCATCAATGGCGTCCATCGGGCAGCCCTCGGAATCCGTGGTGTTTGAATCGTTCAAGCAGCCGGACTTCTTCGACCGCTCCCAATACGCGCCCCAACTCGGGTCGAGCTACACGCAGGCACACGACGACCCGCAGGAGATGCAGTCCGAAGATGACTTCTACGTGCAGTTCGACGTGGTGTTCACTGGTGACAAGAAGGTCTCCGTGACCGCTGGTTACGTTCGCGGCATCAACCCAGACGCGGCAGCAGATTCCCCGATCATCGACTGGATGCCCACGCTGAACGGGGTGCCACTCTCGAATGATCCCGCGCCGGAGATCACGGTCGCGGCGGGCCAAGTGCTATATTGCGAGGTGCAAACAGACCCGAAAGGGCTCATCATCGCCACCCCGACAATCATCCTTGGTGACCCGCAGGATACGGGAACGCACTACCAGCCGCCCCAGAAGACGCCGATCAACGGCTCTCTTCGTTACCCCATCGCCGAATTCGAACAAAGCGGAGATGAGCTTGTTGCCGTGCAAAAGCAACAGGGCGGTCCCATTGTCGTGCAGCCTAACCTCTGGGAAGGCCGCAACATCGGCGGTAAGCGCGAGTGGTATAAGGAGCGCCAGAACGCGGGCGACTACTACGAATGGCGGACGGCAGAGCAGATCGACGGCGATGGAGTCGCGATCATTGAACCGCTGAAAGAGGGATCTCCCGAGGTTCCTCCCGTTCTTAATGATGAGGGTGTAGTCGTCAAGGAGGGCACGCCTGCTGTGCCACCTGAGAAAGAGGGGAGCACTATCAAATGGAGGACTATTGACGGACGAGCCCCCTACAGCGACCCGGATAGCAAGGCGACTAAGCAGATCAACGTGCGCGAGCGGTTGTCCGACAAACCCGACGATGATGGGATCAAACGGAGTAGCGTGGAGGTTGTCGGGAACAATTACGTTACATCAGAAACATCGGTTACGAAGTTCGCGATTTCTATTGATGACGGACTGGTGACAAGCTTCACGAAGGAAGATGTTGACACAGGCAAAAACCTCAATCTTTCAATTTATTACCTCGACGTTTCAAGTTTGATTTCTGGAGGGACTTGGACATGGGCACCATCCCTAAAGCAAAAACTTTACTGGAGGAATGGGATTTATGTCGGCAATGCTAATCCAGACGTTGGCGGAATTCCTCCAGCTGGACTCGTCGAGCAAGATCTTTTCGAGCTTACACCATAATCATTTACAATCATGGCCTCACGAAACCACGCATCAATCTACGGCCTTGTGGCCACCGGATTTACCTGCACGGTCGCCTGTCTGATGGGGGCCCCTACCTGCCTTTGAAAACACCTTGCCCATGTGGTTGCGTGGATGCTAAGATGCCACCCATGAAGACCAAGACCAAACGGCAGGTGGCCTACCTGCTTTCGAAGGTGTCTCCCATCTCCGAGCCGCAGAAGAAAAAGATGCTCAAGGAGCTACACAGCGGTGCGGTGAAAGTCAAAAAGTGATGCCCTCGAAAAAGGACAGCGGCGCGCGTTGGCCCAAGACGATCGACGTTGCCGGTAGGCGCGTGCGCTTGCTCTTTGCTGATCTCGGCGACACCTACGGCCAATACACGCACGACAGCAAGACGATTGAAGTGCACACCGGAATCACCGACGGCGAGAAGCTGCTGACCATCCGCCATGAGCTGATGGAATCCGCCCTGCTGCTTTCCGGTGTCGGATTCAGCGAGGCTTACGAGCAGGAACCCATCGTGCGCTGCATGGAGGAGATCTTCTTTCCTGCTTGGGACCTGTTCCAAAAACGGCTTGCTCGTCTGAACAGTTGATTTCCTGAAGCAAAACAAGTAACATACGCCCATGCCAGCTCTCACGACCAACCAGCTCCGCAACACCCTCGGCTCCTACGTGGAAGCGGGCGGCGATTTCCTCGCCAGCTTGAACCAAGTTCTGGCCCGCATCTACAGCACGGGCACCTATCGGGATCTCACCGTGCAGTATTCGCTGCCGGTCGTGGATTCCCACGTTACGCTGCCCGACGACGCGGATTCCATTCTGCACACGATGGTTGACGGCTCGCCCGTTCCAGTGCGGGCTCTCTGGCACGACTTCCGGTCGGTGGGCCAGAACTACGACACCGGCGACCTCTCATGGGGTCTGATCGACGCGGGCTACTGGCCCACGCTGAAACTGCTTCCTACCGAGGGAGTCAATAAGCTGTGGGTCTTCCCAGCGGCCTCAAGCCCAAACATCCTCGACTGGGTGCCCCTCGACGACGGGAGCAGCATCACAGTTATCGCCTCGGACGGGTCAAAGCTGTATCAGTCAGTCACGGACCCGAATCCGGGGGCGGAACCCGCTCTTGAGTTCCCCGTAGGGGTGAGTGTCACCAGCATCGTCTCAATCTCCTTTGACGGCCTGACCGCATCTTTCGATATTCGCGTGGATGGTGGCGGCGACCCCGAAACAACCATCGCGACGGTCGGCCCGAACAACGGGGCCACGCGCTACCGGCGCTTCCGCTTGAATCGCGCGACCGACGGTGAGACCGTTGTGCACGTTCTCTGCAAGCGGGCCTTCAAGTTGCTGGAGGACGACGACGACATTTGCTACGTGGCGAACATCGGCGCGTTGAAGCACGGTTTGCTCGGGCGGATCGCGGAGGACAATGCGGACCTCGAACGGGCCAACTACCACTGGCAGCTCTGCACCAAACTGCTGGATGAAGAAGCGGCCTCTGCGACCGGCGCGGCACAGCCAAGGCTGAACATCGACCCCTTCGGCACCGGCGGGCGCAGCATCATGCCGAACATGTTCTGATGCAGTGGTTGAGGTCAAAATAGATAGAGATACACGCCTGCGCGCTGCCGAGGATGCGCGCAAAATGGGGGTCCTAAACGGCTCTTTGAGGGGTGGGCGCGGGAACATCTACGGGATGCTGGGTGAGGTCCTCGCCCACGCCTACCTCGGCGGTGAACGCGTCGGCGCGCAGAGGTTCAGCTGCGACATCGTGCTGCCGGACGGTAGGACGATTGATGTCAAAACCGGTTCCGGCAAAAACAAGCCGCTACCCCACTACGCGGCACGGGTCTACGGATCTGAAGCCCAGCGCGAGGGCATCGGTAGCAAGTGCGATGGATATTTTTTCGTCCGGTGCCACGAGAACAAGCACTTGCTCTGGTTGCTCGGCTGGCTGCCCGCTGATGAGTTTGTGCAAAAAGCAACCTTCCACCCACAAGGTTCCGTGAACCCCGTAGATGGAAGGTTGTGTCGTTCCGACGAATACGTGGTTCCGGTTTCGGAACTCAGGCACCCGCGGTCTCTGCTGAGCCGGTGAACTCTTGGTCGATGTCGTAGTCAGGGGAAAGATCAATCTCCCAGATCTTGCCACCACCACGACCGAAGCTCCGAACCGGACGGATGTGCTTGTTGTGCATGCAGACTTCTTCGATTACGGTCATGCCCCGTCGAATGAATTCGAGGTTCACGCTGTTCCCGACCGACCGACCCGCGTTGCAGTCATGCAGCGTGACCTGAAACTCGGTGAGCGTCCCGCGCCACGTTGCCCGCTCGGTGTGCTCGCGGACCCGCTTGCTGAAGAACTCGATCATCTCGGCAATCGCGCTACGGCTGGAGTTGTCGTAGGCGGCGGCTTCCACGAAGGAGTCCACGTAGGTTGCGACCCCGAAACGGCTTGAATCCAACACGTAGTCGGGAGCTTGCCAGTCGCTGAGCCACTTCAGGAAGAAGGGCAGCTCCCTGCGGATCGTTGCTTCGTTCTGATCATTGGTGCCGAACTTCATTTTGAACGCGCTGTTGACCCGAAGCGCGATCACCTTGTCGCGATTGCTGCTATCGAGTGTAGGCAGCGCGGCGAGCGAATTGGCGTCGATGTTCAGGGACATCATGACCCGACCCGCCCACGGTAGCGGAATGGTATCGGCATACTTGGCTTGATACTCAAGACGCGGATTGGCCACGCACCGTTTGGTGAGCTCGACGAACTTGCGCTGGTCGGCATAGGTGGCGGCGGCGGTGGAGTCGTCAATCACCCACGCTGCTGCTCCGCAGAGGTCACGATTAAAACTGGTCTTGCCGGACAAGTATTCACTTGCATCAGCGAAACCACCCACCGCGCCTGCGACAAGCTGGTTCGTGAGCAATGACTTCCCATATCCGGTCGGGCCCAACAAGATCAGCAGTTGCCCTTGATCCAGACGGTTTTCGAGAGCCGCCAGATAAAGGCGGCGGAACCATGCGAGGAAGTAGGGTAGTGTCTCTCGATCATCGTCATCCTTCGCGAAGAAGTTTGACAGGAACATGTCGAGCCACGGCCAGTTCGCCGGATCACCATTCGCGGCGGGCTTCACCGGAATGGCCTTGCAGTTGTTCAGGATCTTCCTGCCGTTGAAGTCAACAACACGTTTGCTGCTGAACACGACTGGTGCCACTTCGTCAACGCGGCAGTCGTTGCTCACGTAGAGCACGGCTTGCTCGACTTCGGAGAGCGTTTGTCCCTTCTTCGGCTTCGGGCTGAAACCCACACGCTTGAGTTCCAGCACCAGCTGATCCTTCGGAATAGCCATAGGCCCACCGTTGAGGAGCTTGTAGTAGCTCCTGCCGCTGAACCAGTATTGGTCAACCAGCGAACCCAGCTTTGCCTCCTCATACTGCTCGACGAACTTCTTGCCCAAGATCTCGCGCCACGCGACGAAGCCCTTACCGGCACGATCCGAGTAGCAGATCATGCCGTCCTCGCGCACTTGGCACCCCTCACGATCAATGCCATCGTCGATCCAGAACAGAGGCCCACGGGCACCCACTGCGAATTCGCCGCTCCACCTTCCGGGGAACCTTTTGGCGACCTCCAGCGCGACCTCGTCGATTGGGATATTCGTGTCCTCCGAGCGAAGCGGGCAATCGTTGCTCGCCTTCAGAAGCACGGCATGCGTGTGCGTTACAGGAAGCCGGTCCCCGATGCGCTGCCAGTTGGACCCAAGCTCGAAGGTCTGGCTTGGCTTGAGGCTCGTGCGGTCGAAGCCCGCCAGAAGGCGCGAGGCATTCAGGGTATCCGAAAGACGCTTGAGGAACGCCTCTGCTAAAGCAGGGGAGATCGGCAGCGGTTCTTCGAACTCCCAGATCAGCCGCGCGTAGCCGGACTGCGTGCGGGTGCGCCACGTTGGCATTGGTGCGCTGTCTCCGCGGTCTTTCAGGAGTTGGTCAAC